AGCGGAATGACGAGACCTTAGCAGAGCTTCAAAACTCTCGCAAGAAAAACTCTGAACTCCTTGCCTCCCTTCGTTCTCAAAAAGGAATTTCCAACAGTGGAGCAGGGTCTAGCCAGGTTCAACACGAACAAGAAGAAGACCCAAAGAAAGGTTATTCACAAGCTGATTTAGTTGTCTTAGCCCGTGTGGCTGGGAGAAAAGGATTAAGTCTTGATGATTACCTTCGTACATTAAAAAAATAGTTTAGGTGTGCCTTGTCGAGGTGGCATCTAAACAGTCAGTCAGACTGTAACTCATCACAATACAATGAGCGCAGGTGATATAAAAATCGTAGACTTGGGAGGCAGAAATGTCTCACCAGTTAGGCGATTTGTTACGGAGTCTGCCGAAACTGCTATCAATCCTGGCGAACCAGTAGTCATTTCTAATACAAATGTCTATGTGATTGCTGCCGTGGATGCTGATGGTGTGTGTTACGCAGATTACTTCGTAGGAATTGCCGCAAAGGTATCATCTCATTCGGCTTCTGCTGACGGCTATGTGGACGTTTATCTCGACCTTCCTGGTGTTATTTACGCAGCCAAGCCAAAGACGGCTGGTTCGTGTAATACCCAAGCCAAGATTGATGCTCTTATGTTTAAGAGAGTCATTCTTGATTTGACTGCATCGAAGTACACGGTAGACACGGCGAATGCCGGGGGTGTAACCCAATCAATCATGATCATGGGTGGCAACCCCGACCAAGACGAGTGCTACTTTGCGGTGTGTGACCAAGGAACGTGGAGAAACTACGGACACGGATAATAAACTACTATGAGTTATTCAAGCGGATTAAATCCCAATGCCGTTAAGACAGCCTTAGATGATATTTTTGACCAGGAGTATAATGCGGAGACACATCCTCAGTATGCTTCGGCAGAAACAGAGGCAGTTTTCCACCAGGATACGGCGGAAAACGCAGCGGTAATTTGGGAATTGTTTAAGGGAGTCGGAAACTGGGAACAACGAGCTGAAGAGCAAGATGTTCCACAGGGAACGCCTCGAATTGGAAATCAAAAGACCTTCTCAGTACTCAACTTCTCTAAGAGTGTTGACGTACCAAAGAACTTCTTCGATAGATTTTTGACATATCAACTTGCATAGGGTAGGATTACCTTATGAAAGAGAATGTCAGTCAGTTGGATAGATACCAGCGTTACAGATTAAGACACCCAGAGAGGATACGACAGCACCTTAAAAACTATCGTCTTAATCATCCAGAAAAAATTAAGGAATTTCGTACTCGATACTACGAGAAACATAAAGAAGAAATAAAGAGAAAGGAGTTAAAAAAGTATCGTAGTAATAGGGAGGAAATCCTAAAGAAAAGGGCAACATACAGGAAAGACAATCGCATTAAAATTCTCACAAGCAGTAGAAGACAGATTCTGAAGAAGTATGGGATGACAGCCGAAGATTACGAGAGTCTTCGTGAGAAACAAGAAGGCAGGTGTGCGATTTGCAATGTGCATTTCTCAGAAAAGGTGATTCTTGGTCGTATGCCGTCCATAGACCATTGTCATCAAACTGGAAAAGTAAGGGGTCTTCTTTGTATGACTTGCAACACCAAGTTGGGTGTACTGGAAAATAAGGTATTTATTCAACAGGCAGAAAAATATCTCAATAAAGATATTGTTGTCGAAGTGAAAATGGGTTAAACGGGGAAACTCCAGAACGGACAATCCCGTACCAAGCTAGAGGTTAAAATCTTTAGACGGTCGAACGACTAGGTGGTGAACCTCGCAAGAGAACATAACCCACCCACGAAACCCCATTACTCGAAAGAGTAAAGATATAGTCTGAACATTACAGGAATGTAATGAGAGGGGGAATAAAGAGTCCCTCTGGTAACAAGAAGGACAATATGCATAAAGCGTTTGCTTTCGCACTGTGCATATAAAACTGGGATAACTTCGGGGGAACTCCGTTAAAAGGAAAATCCCGACCCAAGTATGAGGTTAAAATCTCATAAAGGGCGAACGACTAGAGGGTGAACCTCGCAAGAGAACATAATCCTTCCACGAAACCCCAGCACCGAAAGGTGAAGATATAGTCTAAGCACCAAACGAACCTTGATATTGATAGCATTTTATGATACATTAAGTTGTATGATAACATGTGCAAAATGTAAGAAACTCGGTAAAACATGCGGTAGCTGTAAAGAGTATGGGAGGAAGTACAGTAAGGCCCACCGAAGCGAGATGAATGAATACAGCAATGTATATTACTACAAGAACAAAGAATGGATTAGGGCAAAGGCTCAGGAGAAAAGAGCTTTAGAGGGAGAGAAGTATATGAACTGGAGAAGGAGGCCAAGACTCAAAAGAGTGTATGGAATAACCCAAGACCAGTTCAACGAAATGCTTTCTGCTCAGGGTGGTCTTTGTAAAATCTGTAGAAACGAGTTTAATGAGATGTTAAGACCCTGTGTTGACCACTGTCATAAGACAGGAAGGGTCAGGGGGCTGCTCTGTAGAAAGTGTAACCTCATCTTAGGGCAGATAGAAAAGAACAACATCGAAATTGCATTGATTAGTCAATATTTAAAATAAGTTGGTGAAGTAAGGGATAAAGAGCCTTTACGATAATAATACTAGGGTGCTTACGAGAAAATGGTTCGCAACTTCGCCCGTCGTGCTCGCACGACCCGTGATTCAAATGCGATGGCTATTTTCCGAACAGCTACCACAACTACCACGACAGCAGATGGTGTGGCTTTGATTTCAGATTCACACATTAACTTGAATGGTACGACAGTTAATAACAAGGTTACGGGAGCTTTGAGCGAAACAACCTTGAACACCGCCATCGTTCAGCTTTTAGAAATGAAAGCAGAAGATGACGTTGTTGATGGTTCACTCGCTCAGACTCTCTTGGTTCCTCCGGCTCTCTATAAGAGTGCTGTTGAAATCACTGAATCAGAGCTTCGCTCAGGAACTGCCAACAACGATATGAACGTCTACTCAGCTAAGTATGGAATTAACGTCTATACTTCCCAGTTCTTGGGAGCGGCTGCTGGAGGTTCAGACGCAGCGTGGTGGTTATTGGGTAACAACCACTCTATCTACCGATTCGTTCGGCAGGGAGTACAGACCGACCTTGTGGACTACAAAACCCAGCGGAACAACAACTACATCTACAAAGGTGAGTTCCGTGAGGTTGTAGGCCCGATGTCGTTTGAAGGAATAGTGGGTTCGAGTGGCTCGTAAACCAAGTAATAATACAATTAACAATAATGACTACAATCTACAAAGTCTTGTTGGGAGTAGCGTTATTGCTTGGCGTTGCTGGGCTTTTCCTCCCACAAGTTGTATCGGTTCTCGGAGGTACAACCAATTTGGACTCGTTGACTCTATCAGGAACCCTGACGGCAGCAACGATTGTCAATACTGGTTCATTCATCAGTGATGCAATCTCGGCTACTACTGGGTTTTCCATCGCTGGCGGAGCAACTACCACGGTTTCTAACTGTACTAGCACGTCGTGGAATCCAGGGGCGATTTCTACTTCTACTGTTGCAACTACAACCGTGACTGCTATCCCAGGAATTACAGCAGGTGATATTGTTTCCTTATCAATTGACACCTCAACCGTGTCATCCACTAACCAAGTTGCAGCTATCCTCTCTGGTGCGGTTTCCCTTTCGGGAGCGAGCACTGGGACGATTACTGCACAGCTTTCCTGGCCCGCTACGGGCCCGGCAGCGGGAGTGTGGGATATTGCAACAACCACCTTGCGTGCCTGTTGGAGACGGCAGTAACCTCCATACTCAGCTTCTCTTCGGGGAGGCTGGGATATGGAGGGAAAGGTCTTAAAAATAAAAATTATGAAACATACATCATTAATCATTCTATCAGTAGCATTGGTTGTGTCGGCTTTCGTTTTATCGTCTAATGGTAGTACATCAAGCATTTTGGGTGGTGTTGAAACAGACGTTGTGAATACTGGTTTCGTGGTAGTAACCTCGACGGTCAACACAACCGCTACGCAGGTTTTTGCCTCAGTTACCTCAACAGCGACACTCATCAACTTCACCTCGTCAACATTCACCTGTAAGCCAGACGATCAAGGGACAACTGTCGCTTCTTCAACCGTAGTGGCGGGAGCAGGATTCATTCTCTCAGCGCACCAGGCAACGACAACTAACGTAGGGTTGCCATCTCAGGCGACTTTCGGAAGATGTGTCGCAGGGATGTATAACTGTGTTCCATTCAAGGGAACACTGAACTGTGTGGCTAACGTAGCTGCTGTAATAACAAAAGTATCTAACTAATAATGGAAGAAACATTGGGGGCTGTAGAACTAGGGAACGAAGAGGTCGGAGAGACCCGGGTTTTGCAACCCCAATTAGACCCGATTACTGACGATGTTCTGAATCTGAAGATACAAAGTCTCGCTAATTCAGTGACCCTTTCTCAAGTAGATACGGTTACGGTCTCTGGGACAACTTCAGAAACTGATTTAGTAAACGTTACAATTCCAGGGGGGACTCTAGGGACTACGGGAGTAATTGGAGTTCATCTTGCGGTTACCGGCTTCTACACTAACAATGCTAGGACAATTACTTTGAAGCTCTACTATGGATCGACTGTGGTTGTTAATGCGGGAGCATTGAGTTTAACGGGGAGTGGTATCAGTTCACAACATTTTGGGACAATAAATGCTTATATTACTGCCGACGCTTCGGCGAATGCTCAAAATGGGGTTTTGTTAGGACTCTACAGTGATGGGGCTACGGGGAACCCACTACAAGGAGGAAGTGGAACAGCTACTGAAGACAGTAGCTCTAGCCTTACGCTACGGGTGACTGCGACAATCAGTGAGGCGGTCAGTACAATAGAAATGACAGTTCAGGGATACGTTATTTACTAAAAATGCCAAGAGTTTCACTTCTCGAAAAACCGCTTGGAGGAATGGGACTGGATTACACCCAGTCTAATTCTGCCGCTATTGAAGCGGGGAAAGACCAATACACTCGATCAACTGGGGTAAACCTATTCAACATCGGGAAGATAGGGCATATAAGCCCAGCGGAAACCTTTGATCAAGTGATGACAGATACGAATTCCTACGTAGTATCTGTTCCTAGAGCCGAGGCAACAAAATTTGATGCCACAACGCTAACTTATCTCATGCTCGGTGGAGCCGCCAGTGCTGCACCGCGTGTTATCCGCTCAACCACTTTTCCGACCGCTCCCGATTTAAATCAGACGATTACAGCCCACGGGGGGGGTAATTTTACCTCACTTCCAGTAACAGGTTATTGGGGAGAGGACATTGTTACTTACAAGGCAAACAATGGGAGTTCAGCCGCTACGGATTACCTCTTTTACTCATGGAATGATTCCGTAGGGGGAGATGTTGGTAGATACGACTTCACAACTTTCGATGACGACTTTATGTCACAAGTAGCTACGGGAGGGTCAAATACTTATCTCGTAGCAGCTGTTCCTCACCGTATGTTAGTTGCTCCAAATAACCATTTATATATTACGAATGGACAGTATCTGGCAGAATTTAAAGGAGCGACTGCTAATAACGGGACTATTAATAGAACTGCTATGAACTTAGGTAATGGGTATGTATCCGTTGATATCAAAAGATATGGAAACTATATCGCGGTTTTATCTAATCGCTCTGTAGGATCAAATCTAGAAAATGCCAAGACGTTCAATGGCGAAGCACGCCTCTCTCTTATTAAGGCAAATACTTCTTTAGCTGATAACCCAGAGTTTGTATATCCTATTCCTGATAACTACGCTTCGGCTATGATTGTCTTAGACACGATATACATTTTTACCCAAGGAAAAAACAACACAGTCAAAATACTTAAATTCAATGGACAAAGTTTCACCACACTTCCAGGGAGCGAGCATCACACTAGTAAGATTGGTAATGCTCCGCTTCCTAATTGTGTAGAATTCTACAAAGACATGATTGTCTGGTCTCCTCAGAACGCTACGGGAGGATACCTTTGTTCATATGGGCCGATGAGCTCTAAATCACGAGGGGTACACATCCCATATATATTAACAGACGGAACCAATACAACGACCGAAGTAGGAATGGTGAAAAATATAGAGCAGGTACGTTTATGGGCTGGAGTAAAATATAGCTCGACCTACAAATTAGCGAACATATCTGGATCAGGAGGGTATTTTGTGAATGGAGTGCTCCGCACCAGACTATACACGTTTCCTCACTACGCTACCATTAACAAATTTTTGTTCTACTTTTCTCAGCTTGGCACGGGCGCTAGTATCCACATTGCACTATATCGAGATTACGATACCACCACTGATCTCCTGAACTACACCATATCTAACGCTAAGTTCGGATCAGCCAGAGAGGTTTCTGTACCAGTCAATTTAACTGGAGTGGAATCGTTCTATTTAAAGATAACATTCAACCATACCTCAATTACCAATACAGCCGCAGTTATAAGGAAGGTTGAGATGGATTACACGCCTACAAACCAAACGTAATTTGTGATATAATATATAAATAAATGTCTACTTCGTATTTGTATACTGCCCTAAGAGACTCAATTCTTGACTCTACCATCAACCCAAGCGCGGCTTACATTGTTGCCGTGAGAGACCACATCAATCGAGCGGCTAGGATCGTATATGGAGAATTGGATTTACGGGGTTCTAAGAGACGTTCAACTATTACTCCTTTTGTTTTCGATGATTTTTATGATTACACCTGCCCTGTTGACCTAAAAGATTACGCTATCATAGATATTATCCCTCAAGGGGAGAGGAAACTGAATTCTCGTCCCAAGCTTGTTACGCCAGAATACTTCGATCGGAAAAAAGGTTCTCATAATTTGCTAGTTGCCGTACAAGATGACGACTTGGCTCGTAAGTTGAGGATTGACATTGATGTTGAGGACACGGTTACTACGGTCTCTACGCTCGATTCTTTGACTGCCGGAGGGGGAACTTGGGTACTATTCGGTGATGCAACCGCCGTAGCTGTAGACACAGATTACAAGGTTAAAGGTTCTGCCTCTATCCGTTATGACCTCGTTGGTTCTGGTACCACTGCTGGAATACAGAACACCGACCTAACTGATATTGATATTTCTGATTATGTTAATAACGGTTCAGCAACCGTATGGGCGTATATCAATTCCACTACTGACCTTACGAATTTTATCGTCAGACTTGGCTCGGACTCCTCTAATTACTATTCAATGACTGTTACCACTCAGGCCGATGGAACAGCTTTCCAGAACGGGTGGAACCTTCTCCGCTTCGCTTTCAGTGGAGCGACTACGACGGGAACACCAGTAACCACAGCAACAGACTACGCCGTTCTCTATCAGACTAAGACGTCTGGTAAGCTAGATGATGGCTATCGTTTCGATGACTTCCAACTCCACACCGGGGAAAGCTATGATATTTTCTACTACTCGGCATATCCGTGGCAAGATACATCAGGAACATACATAGAAAACTCGACAGCTAATACCGACTACATCGTTGCCACGATGGATGAGGTAGATATAATCGTGATGCGAGGGAAAATGGAGGTAAATAGGGAGTTGAGGGATTGGGAACAATATAAGTTCGCCCAAGCCGATTACATACAACTGGTTGACCGCTACCGTCGTCGAACACGGAGCGAGCGTTTACGAATAGAATATCCTTACTACTCATAATATGGCACAAAAATTCATTGCCAACGCAGACCCTTACGCTACTCTGGGAACCGAAACGAAAACACCAGGAGGTGGAACGGGATATAGTTATGACGGAGGTACCTACACAAAAGTAAACGGTGGATTCAGTCTATACGAACCTGTTGCCCCAACTCCTACCTACGGAAATATGCAGATAGCTCAGATGCCCGTAGCCTCTTCAACAGATTATCGAGATACGACAAAACAGAATATGTCTTACTTGGGTTCTCAGACCACGCCCCAATCCCCACAGGGTTCACAAGGCACACCACCAACAAGTCCGTTGTCTCTGAATATTTCCACGAACAATCAGGCGATGCAGAACATTCTGAAACAGACAAACGAACTTTTAAACAACCCAGAAATACAGAAGATTCTTACCCCCGAACAGGTAAAAACCATCGGCTCTATACAGGGACTAGAACTAAAGAATCAGAATCTTTTATCCCAAGCCAAAAGTTCTTCCGATGCGGGACAGTACGGCACCTTCAATACCGCTATCACAGAGTACAAGGGCAACCAGGCAGAAAGAGACAAGACCCTTGAGGAGCTTACGGCATCTCTGAATCCACTGAGAGAAAGATATATGGCATCTATCCTGCCAGGGGCAGAAGAACAGGCCATCAACGAACAGTTATTAGGAGTGCGAGACCGACAACGACAGTTCAACACCTCGTTGGATAGAGGAGCAGAGGCCCAGTACGGAACTGGTATTGCCCTAGACCTAGCGAGTGGTGGCGAAGCTCAACTTCGACGACGTGCTCAGTTTGACCAACAGGATATGAGAAACGAAGAATCTTTGCTTCTCGACCGATTAGGATTGGCACAGGAATCGAGAAAGCTGACTCAACAAGGACTTGAAAAAGGAATGGAGTTTATGCTTCAGGATTACGAAATTGCAACTAAAGCTTTTGACGCTCAAGAGAAGCGTGAGCAACAAGTGTTTGATAACGCCCTTAAACTCGATACTCAGCAAAGACAGCAGTTCGCCGATATGCTCGATGTTCTTGAAGGAGTTGACCCGAACAAACTAACTCCAGAAGACGAAGCTACTATCGCTAACGCCGCTAAATCACGAGGTCTTTCTTACGAACTTATCAAACAAGGACTTCAAGTTTCTTACGATAAACAATCTTTGGATGCGGCTGCTAAGAAAGCTGGAATCCAGTATCAGAATGCTCAAACGAGAAAAGTATTAAACGATGCTGGTGATGGTTACACTGCCCCAGACCTCTTTGTCGAAACAACTGGTTCTGGTGAAACATTCGAACAGTTCCTTGCAAAGAAACAGCAAGAGACTGGACAGTCATTCACTCCAAGTAAAGTTGCTCAGTTACGAAGTGAATACGATAAGAAGCAGGAGCTTACCTCAAATGGCGGGAACTATATGTTGAAACTGATGCAGTCTACGGTTGGTGGTAAGAAACCGAACCAAGTAGAAACCCTACGACCCATACAAAAGTCTCTTACCGTCATTAACCAGTTGACTGAACTTTCGAGTCTTATTAAGAATACGACCACCGACCCAATCATCGGTTCTTTGCGGTCTATGAACCCGTATGACTTCGATGCGAGGGCGATTCAGGCAACACTCCAGGCAACGGTTCCTAATCTGGCCCGTGGTGTGTACGGTGAAGTTGGTGTTTTGACCGATGCAGATATAAGAAATTACATTCGGACACTTCCAAACATCAGGAGTACAAAAGAACAAAATGACTTCGTTATGGGCATGACGCTTCGTTCCCTTCAAAGAGGATTTGATTCACAGCTAGAGGTTCTTGCGGCAGCAGGATACGACATCAGTGGATTCAATAACGTGTATCAGAGGATGGATAATGCTGCTAAGGAGATTGAGTCTAACCTTGGAATGTTGGGTTCTGCCACCCCAGACGAGGAAACCATAAAGAGGGAGTTCGATGCCCTACGGTCTGGCGCTTATTCTCCTAATAGCGTGAATTATTTTGCTCCGATAAGCGACTTCTTTTCATCAATAAATGTCCAACTATTCAAATAAAATGAACTACGAAGAATACAAACAAAAGAGACTCTCAGGAATTACCCCAGAAGAAGCATACGAACAAGATGCTAGTGGATTCTCCGCTAGTAAAATGATTGGCAATGTCCCAAAAAGTGCGGGGCAATTTGTTGGAGGCGCTGCTAATGCAGTGATACATCCAATTCAGACTGTCAAGACGCTGGGTTCGGTAGCTGCTGGAGGAGTAGAAAAACTAATTCCGGGAGAACAGGCTGAAGAAAAGTATTTTGACAACTTAACTGATTTCTATAAAGACCGTTATGGTTCTTTCGATAAATTCCTCACGGCACTAGAAGATGACCCTGTAGGAATTGCCTCGGATGCCTCCCTGTTTCTTACAGGAGGAGGTGCATTGGCAACCAAACTTGGAGGTGTATCAAAAGCATCTTCCTTGGTCAGGGCTGGACAGACGGCCTCAAGGGTGGGACAAGCGATAAACCCGATAAATGCCGTTACTGGTCTCACGGGAGCAACGAAGGCTTTATTTCCGAAACTCGCCCAGAAGATAGAGAAAAGTAATTTACGATTAACTAGAACTAAAGAGGGAGCGATGGCAACTCAGGGGTTGGGATTTTCTGATGACGCTATAAACATAACCAAGAATAGACTTAATGAAGTTACCGATTATCTGGCAAAACAAAAGATAGTTGGAAATCCATTAGATAGATTTGCCAAAGCAACAAACATTTACTACAAAACAGAAGACGCCCTGGATAACTTTTTTAGCTCATTCTCAAAGGGTTCGGTAGTGAAACAAGATAAGGTTATTCGTTCGTTGCAGGGATTGAAATCAATTTATAAAGGAGAAAGAGATTATAACGCCATAACGAAACAAATTGATGGAGCTATTAAGGCTATCAAATCAGCTAGTAAGAATGATGCACTTACCTACAAAACCCTTAATCAATTCAAAAGGTCTACATACAAGAATGCCTATAATAAGGCAGGAGAAAAAGTGGTAGATGGGGTGGAACACGCCATTGGAGATACAATCCGTGGGATTATTGACGAAGACTTGCGGGGATTAAAAATAGCCGGGCAGTCTTATGAACAGTTCAACCATAATTACGGACTTCTCATTGAAGCAAGAAAGTTGCTGAAAACTGCCGTTGGAAAACCAGAAATGTCTGTTGTTACCGAAAGAGTTTTGGGTGGTCTTCTTGGATACTTAATTGGTGGTTCTGCTGGATTTGGTTCTGGTGGAGCAGGAGCATTATTAGGAACAGCTCTTGGTCCCAATTTCTTTCAATCGTTACCAGTAACAACTACCAAGTCTTTACTTGGAGCAGGAGCACAAAAGATAGGCGAAACAAAACTTCCGTCTATACTTGGAAAAACGAAAACCCCACTAACAGCAATAGAAAGAATTAAAGAGGCTCAATAAATGTCTTTATTCTCGGATACAATCAGAGGGGTAGGTACAAGCCTATCTGACAGAATCAGAGGGCTTAATCCTGTTAAGCAGACTATTGTGAACCCGATAGAAAAAGAACAGGAAGGGATAAAAGCGATGGTTTCCGATAAGTCAAAGAGCCTAAAAGAAATTCGAGCTAGTGTTGCTAACCACCCCCAAAAAGACCAGCTAATAGACTTCGCACGCAAATCCTATTTTGGAGCAACTGATTTCGCCAAAGACTCAACGAAGAAGGCTCTAGGACTCATTCAGAAAAAGGAGATGACTGTTTTGCCCCAAGGACAACCTCAAGAACCTTTAAAGAAAGACCCACTAATTGATGCTATTGCCTATAACGAAACTGGAGTCGTCCCCGAAGAAGAAAAGTATTCATTTTCTCAGCCAAGCGGAAATAAGAAACTCGGTAAGGCATTAGGGAAATACCAAGTAACAGAAGGGGAATTAAAGTCTTATGCCCCTCGCTATCTTGGCAGGACTGTAACCGCCGATGAGTTTCTTTCTAGTCCAGAGATACAAGACGAGTATATGAGAAATAAGATTACCAAACTGAAAGAACAGGGAAATTCTACCGAAGATATATTTAGAATCCACCGAGGCGGTGTAAATGCAAAACCAACTCAGTACGGAGACTATGTGAGAAAAGGTCTGGATTTTGTTAAGTCCATAGAGGGATAATTAGAATCAAACCCACTTCTAAGAAGTCGCCCTTAATGTTATAATTAACCAATGCCCGAGATATTAGACAAAACCACTAAGAAAGTTCCTCCTCAGCTCCAAGAAATCCTAGATATTTTCCTAGAAACCTACGAGGACAAGATAAAAGAAATCGCCGAAGACAAGGTTGAAGAAAGTATGATGAATCTTTTGCCCTACCTCAAGGGTGAAAAGGGAGATTCAGGATTAGAAGGTAAGTCAGCTCAAACTCCAAGACGGGGAGTTGATTATTTTACTGATTTAGACCAAGACCAGTTCGCTACAAGGATTCTATCTCTTATCCCAAAACCGGAAAATGGAAAAGACGCTGATGAAGTTCGGGTAGTGAGAAGGGTTTTATCAAAAATACAGTTACCAGAGATAGATGAACGTGGTATAATTAAGAAAGTATTATCTTCGATACCTGAGATAAAAGAAGTGACACCAGAAGAAGTAAAGGAAAAACTGATGGAGCTTCCTATAGCGGGGCGGTGGTTCGATTGGAAGCATATCAAAAACGCTCCAGTTAGCCTTTCTGGGAAGAAACATCTAGGAAGGGGTACTGGTTCATCAGTAACAATGGAAGACATTACTTCTCAGTGCGACGGAGTTACTAAAACCTTTACGGTTCCGGCACACGTCCGTGCGCTTGGTGTATGGAGTACTCAGTTCCCTCTCATTTACCGCCCAACGACCGATTTTACAACTTCAGGAACGACATTGACCTTGACATCGGCAGTAGGAGCACCAGATACTGGACAAACATTAATCTTTTTATACGTCGCACAATAACCTCTTGTCTGGGGGAGAAATCCCCACATGAAGAAACTACCACTCACACTACTTTCTCTTATAACGGTTTTTGGTTTATATGGAATTGCTTTCGGTGCGCCGACAGCTACTATCCTACGAGACATTTTTCCAGAAACGACAAATACCTATTCGCTAGGAACCTCTACTAAGGTTTGGAATAGTGCCTCAATTAAAGACATAACTATTTCAGGGACCTGTACAGGTTGTGGCGGTGGTGGGAGTATTACCTCATCTTCACCGATAACCTCAGGGAATTTCCCCTACTGGACATCGCCTACCTCTACCGGAGGATTGAACGGAACTTCTACGTTAGCTCTTAGCGGAAGTACTCTTACTCAAACAGGTCTTTTCCGAGCTTCAGCCGGAGTTGCCCCGACTACAAATGACGGCGCGGCTCTCGGAAGTAGCACTGCGGCATGGTCAGACCTCTTTCTTGGAAGCGGAGGAGTTATAAATTGGGGTGGTGGTGCTCTTACTTTGACTCAGGATTCTGCTGACCACCTTCAGATGACGGGTTCTTTAGGGGTTGATGCGGGGGGTATCAATATCGCTGGGCCATCAGAAGGAGCGAACAACGTAACAAGTATCATTATGGGTTCTGATGTTTCCTTTCCGAGACTTTTTACAATAACTGCCGGAGATGTTTCACGTAACTTCACGATGTTGGGAAATTTCACCGTGAACGGTACCACGACCATCTCAGGTAACGGAACCTCTACCTTAGCCAACGTCTCTAGCACCAACCTACAAGCCAGCGGTAGTTTGACTGTAGCTGGAACCTCTACCCTGAGTGCCGTGGACTACAATGGCCTTCCATCCACCAACCTTCAGGCAGTAGGTCCACAGACTCGAACATTCAGCTCAGGAACTTCAACGACAGGAGGGGAGTTGGTCTACATGAATGCAACAGCTCGATGGGACAGAGCTAACGCTTCGGCTTCAACGACTTCACAAGGACTCTTAGGAATCTCTCTCGTTACTGCTGCATCAGGAACAGCGATGAACGTAGCTCTCCCAGGGTCATTCGTAAGAAACAGCTCATGGACGTTTACTACAGGACAAACCCTGTATGCCTCAACGACCGTAGGAAATATCTCGGGCTTCCAGCCAACCTCAACCAATAACGTAGTCAGAGTTCTCGGCTGGGCTGTATCAACGACAATCATGTACTTCAACCCGAGTCCCGACTTCCTCACTATCATATAGATGAAAAAAGTATTATTTATCGCAACCTTCTTCATCGCTGGATTTGCTTTGAATATGCAGAGCGTTCAATCAGCGACTCTGCTTCAGTATGGTTTTACCTCTTCTTTCGCTCCGACCTTTGTAGCAACGGATACCGTAGGCGTAGTTGTGTACGGCAATACGATGGCAAGCGGAACTATCGCCTCTACTGCACGAGGAAATAATAGTTATGCTACCTCTGCTTCTCCTTTTGCCTCTGGCGATCCCGTAATCTCAGTTGGCCCAGCTAACGGTGCAATTTCTTCATCTTCGGCTCTTACTTCTAGTTCATTTATGTACTTTTCTATCACTCCGAGAGAGGGGATGATGATGACCTTGAATAATCTAACTTTTAACGCCGCCCGTGGAGGTGCGGCTACTCCACGAGGCTATGCTGTACGCTCTAGTCGAGACAACTACACAGCAGACTTAGGAAATGCCGACCTTGCTACTCAAAGACCCACCTGGACAAACGTAGTCATAGACCTTAGTTCTACTACATTTAAAAATGTAACCGGGCCAGTTATCTTCAAAATATACGTTTATGCTCCGGCTTCAGCAAACGTAGTAGATTTTGATGATTTCACGATTGACGGAACGGTAACGACTGCCGGTGGAATTAACGGTGGTATCAAAACTCTTCCCGCTAATCCCGTTGGGCTTTATTGGGATTCTTATAACGATAGTGGACGACTCGTAACCGTCGCCACTTCTTCTTATAACGTCATTTTCCTTTTCAATGCTACGCCGACCTCCTCACACTCAGGGGTTGAGTTTCCTGCTCCCGCAGGAGCGGCCAATGCCACCAACCTGAACGCAGACATCGCCACACTTCGAGCACGCAGACAGATTGTTCTTCTGACTGTAGGAGGTGCGAATGCCACAACTACGCTCACCAATCTTTCTCAAGCCGAAGAGCTGATTGCTAGTATCAAAGCAATCAATGTCCAACTTGGAGGTTCGGGACAGACAGCAGTCATTGACGGAGTAGATTTCAATAACTTTGAAGGAATTACTGCTAATGGCCCATTGCTCACTTACATCGGCCAGAGCTTGAAAGCTTTCTACGGGAATCAATTCATCATCACTTCTCCCCCGGCTGCTTCGTATGGTCTGGCTCAGTTTGATACTGACCGCACTGCTATGGCAACGATGTACGCTGGTGGGGCTTTAGACTGGATGAGTCCTCAATTTTACGACAGTTCAGACCTTGTGCCTCCGAACGGAGATTTAGCCGTAAGGACAGTATTGGGAACTTCTACTGACGGTTTTCGTCTTACCGAAAATATAAGCGGGGTTTCTACTACAATTCCTCAAAACCATATTGGCATCGGTTTCCAAATTGGAGCTAGTACGTCAACCCAATGGACAACCGCTGGGGCAACTTCGACATACCTTCACACTGTAGCTTCTTCAACAAATCCAAAGGGGGGCATGAACTTTGCTGCTAGCCTGAATACTTCCTCTAGCTTCGGAAACATTGTTGGTGCAGTAATTACCAACAACCCAAGAAATACTTCGATCAAGACTTTAAATGGAATCGCCAATGCTTCAGTGCAAACCATTAATGGAATAATTGGAGCAACGGTAAGATTAATTAATAACCTATAATGACATGAGAGACGATTTTCTGATTGAAAACAGAAAAAAAAAGATTCGGATCAGCCTGTTGGAGTATCTGTCTACTCAGAAAGAAGATGATCTTGTAGAAAGTTTAAGAAGTGTAGAAGATAGGATCATGGAAAAGGTTACCCAGGAACTTCTCGGCGTGGTAGAAACCGTCTCTCGTATCTCTTTGACGCCTGGCCCACAGGGGGCGCCAGGCATTCAAGGGAAGACTCCTGTTGCGGGGGTAGATTATAGAATTCCAAAAGACGGGAGAACGCCTACAAATGATGAGTTAATCTCGCTTATTAAGCCCCTGATTCCCGATCCCGTTCCAGGGGTTACGGGGAACGATGGGTCTCCTGACACAGGAGCGGAAATAGTTTCCAAAATAAATGAATTACCAATCAAGCCGAATCTTCAAATAGATGCTCGACATATTAAGAACTTACCAATCTCCCTATCCAAGAAACACATTGGTAGAGGTACTGGAAGTCCAACCCAGGAGTATGACCTTTCTCCATTCCTTGACAGCGTGACGAAGGTGTTCACTGTCCCGGCGAACAAAAGAGTTCTCCTTATTACGTCATCCTCAACGCCTTTCTTCTTCAGGCCAACTGTCGATTACGTAGTTTCTGGGACAAGCAACACTACACTAACTTTCGACTCTTCGATAGATGCAAGTACGATGCTCCAGCAAGGTCAGAGTCTCGGATTACTTTACGTAGAATAAAATGAAAATATCGAAAATACTATTTACTCTTATCCTCTCCTTTGGCGTGTACGGCGTTGCTTTTGCTGCTCCTACTTCGACTACAGTACAGAATCTTTTTATCTCTGGCATCAAACCGAACTCAGGAACTTCTACCCTCATTATCACTTCTTCGGGATTAGTCTCTACTTCTACGGGAGGAAGTAGTTCTGGAGGACTTGCTACCTCAACCCTCGGTCAGTTTACCCCTGGAAATTGTCTTCTTGTTCTCAATTCTTCTACGGCGATTGCTTTTGATGGTTGTAACTACAACTCTTCAACCGACAACCTAACTGTTGGGACCTCCTCGGTAACTAGATTGAGAATCAGTGGGTCTGTTATTGATAATCTCGGCGGTGGTGGGAATGACCTTCGACTTACCCCCTTTGGTGGGAATATAGTCTTCAATATTGATGGGGGTAAGCTTTTCCTAGGTGGTAAAGCTACAACTACTCTTGCTGGGTCTAGTGATGCGACTCAACCTGGATTCCTTTGTATTGGAGATGAAGCGGGAGGTGCTCAATATTGTCTTAATAGCGCCACTTCAACGGGACTAGGGTTTTATAATATAAACGACGGTAAGCAGTTCTTTATCAAGATGGACTCGCTTACAGACGGAGTTGTCATTACCCCTCCTGCAACGAGCGGAACCTGGGCTTTAACGAGTGACATCTTAGCTTCCTCAACGTGGCTCAAAGTAGCGAACAATCTTTCCGATTTGAACTCAACCTCTTCGGCGAGGACGAATATCGGTTACTCTGGGATTTCTCCTATCTCTATTTCTTCCACAGGAACGATTATTTTCACGAATCCAGGTTACATCACAACCTCTACCTATAATGCCTCTATAACAGTGGCTACAGTCGCTCCGCTAGGAGGAGGTGGTAGCCTGACTGATGGTGGTACTTTAAGTCTGACCTGCACAACATGTATCACTTCTCCTACTTCGCCGGGTGGCTCTGATACTTATATCCAATTCAATAATGCTGGAGCTTTTGGGGGAGTGTCAACCCTGACCTGGAACAGCAGCACACTTAACTTTTCTTCTCCGACGGGTACATTCTCGGGTCGAGTTGTTGTGCCGCTTGTTTTAGGAAGCACGGGTTCTGGTGGGAGTCTAACCTTGCAATCGACAGAAGACACAACTAGGGGGACTGTGGACGTGGAGCGGAAGCTCAGGGTTCACACTGGTTCATCTACTACTGGAGGAGGAGTTTATAACTTCATAGATGTTCCACTAGATGTAACTCAAAACGGAGTCAATCCATCTTTCCGTATTCTCTTGGTGTCTGGCTCAACGACTTACACCACGAATCCCAATGTTTTTGGTGCTGGTTCACTTTTCAATTTCAACGGAACAGTTAGGACATCTGGCACTATTGCTATGTCAGCGTTAACGGCATTTGCCAACTCCGCAATCCTTTCGCCAGATATTAACGCCTCAACTACGGGTTTCTCTACTAATTCTTTCTTAGATAACATAACTTACACGGCGGTTACAAATGCCAGCGCCACTGCGCCATTTCATCGAGGAGTATCTTGTACAAACGTTTTAAATACTGGTTGGAGAATTACTGATTGGTCATGTTTGAGGGTTACTGACCCGACTGGTACGGGGAGTGAGATAACCAGTATGTATGGAATAGAGATAGTTGCTCTCACGGGACGTTCTAGTACTGTGGTAGCAGGAATCAACTCGGCAATTACTTCTTCTGGTACAGTCCGGTATTTCCTACGTTCGACGGGTAATGCTCCGTCGTCTTTAGGGGGAAGTCTATACCTTGGGACTACTACCCCTAACGTGGCATCGGGGACTCTTCACGTTCTAGGAAATGTTCAACTCTCAGGAAGTTCCACTGTCATTACCCCTTCAATAGGAGGAGGTGCTCTCTTGGCGGGTCAGTGTGCTTCAGCAACTTCTTCAATAGACACCGCGGTCACTTCCTCAACCGCCGCTTTTATTACCACGCCTCAGAACTATCCTGGTGACGGTTCTGATTGGTACTCCTATCTTTCTGCTCCTGGGGAGCTCACGACCAAGGCCTGTGCCATCGTAGCCCTAACTCCGGCAGCAACTTCATATGTGGTGAAGATACTAAAATGAACGTAGAAGACGTGCAAAAAAACCTAGAGAATCATGAGGCAGATGATTTGCATTGGAAGAAAAAAGTCGGAGAACTTGGTCTTAGTGTTGGCAGTCTGGCCGAGGCTCAAGGACAAATGACTAAGGAGATGAAAGAAGTAAAGCTAATTATTAACGGGTGGATGGAGACTCAGAAGAGCATCGGTTTTCTGGGAAGATTTGTATTGAAGGTAGCAACTTACGCCGGAGCAGGAGGGGCGATACTGCTTCTTATAAATCAGATCAAGCAGTTATTTGGAATAAGATAATGGAGAAACTTTATCGCAATTACGATGGTGAGTGGTTTGTAAGTATGTGGAAGAATGGCAGATTTTATATAACAAAGGAAGATGGACATACTGTTTTTAAGGAGTTGGTCGATCGCGGAGATGAGACGATTGAGATAGTTGGCCACGACAATTGCCCTTGCATGAATCCCCTATTAAATAAAAAACTTAAACTGAAAAAAATATGAATAAAGAAAAAACAATACGTTCGTATGGATTAGACATCCGAAGAGAACGAGCAGAAAGCCAGGATTCCGATTGGGTATTTGGTTCTAATTCTGGTCCGTGTATCGCTATTATCCCAGAGTCAGAAAGGGAGGGTTATTTGCCCCAGGGTGAGGTACAGAGGACCGCAAAGGACGATATGATGGATTGTGCCTCCCGGGGGCCATTGAATATCCTAGAGGCCAAATTTACCTATTTATACGCTACTGGCGGTATGACTGAGGAGAACGCGAGATGGCTAATGGCTAATGGGTATTTTGTTGATGGTAAAATAGTCCTATCGGATGCGTTTGTGGCCATTAATGCTAAAACTACGAGACAAGGTAATTCTTTGAAAGCCCCTCTTGAAGCAATCAGAAAACAGGGCTTGATTCCAAAGGCCATGCTTCCGTTAGAAGCATGGATGAGCTTTGAAGATTACCACAATCCGACTCGGATTACCGATCAGATGATCCGTCTCGGAAAAGACTTTTTGGAACGGTTCGTTATTAATTACGAGAAAGTTTACGAAGTTGATTTCCCTCAACTATTAGAAGCGGACATGCTTGATGTTGCTGGTTTTGCGTGGCCTGAGCCGATCGATGGTGAATACCCGAGATCAGCCAAAAGTCCTAACCACTGTTTCGTTAACTTTAATAAGCCATGTTTTCTCGCCTTTGATAATTATCGAGATAGTTTCGATGGTGATTTCATAAAGAAGTTGGCTAGCAACTATGATTTTATGGAGTATGCGTACAGAATCTATATCTCAAAGGAAGTAACTGTAGCTCAAAGGATCTCGTGGCTATCTCAGTGGGCATCAATCTTAGTGAACTTTCTTACTTTCAAGAAAGCGGCCGAAAAGGTAATTGAAGAAAAAAAAACAGAAAATAAACCAATGACGAAAACAGAATCTCCAGCAGAAATATTATATCGAGTCGCAAAATCTAACCTTGGCAAAGATGTAACTCCAAATGACGTTGTGGCTGATGAAGTTGCTTGTGCTGAAACAGTCAATGCCATCCACAAGCAGGCTTTTGGTGATGAAATTGGAGGTGGAGCTTCTACCTTCAAGATGTGGGAGGCAATTAAAAAAAGGAAAGACTTTGTAGAAGTATCTGGTTATGAAGTCGGAGCAATTATCATTTCCCCGACCGGAACTAGAAACAGAGAAACTGAATTAACTCATGGTCATGTAGGAATTTGCGGAAACCATCAGATCATGTCTAATAACTCTTTAACGGGAATCTGGGATACCTACTTCACTAAAGAAAAGTGGGAAAAATATTATAGAGATAAAGGAGCCTACCCGATTTATTACTATCGAAAGGTCGCTTAAAATGGTAAAATAAAAATATGTTAAAAACTATTTGGGATTGGTTGGTTACAAGTTCAAAAAATCCCGCTCAAACTTCCCTTACTTTAAGGGCTGGACTTCCTTTTATCGCCGCACTTTTACAGATATTCGGACATCCGATTAATACGGAGGCTCTCGGAGAATTAGGAGATCAGTTCGTAAACGTCTTAGTTCTTGGGGTTGCTTTCGTTACTGGCATCATTACGTTTTATGGAGCTGGCCGAAAAGTTACTACCACAGTCGGGAACATGATTGGTAAGTAGGTTGGTTCAGGGGGACTCTTAATCCCTCTGGTCGAATCCACTGACCTTGATAAAGGAGTCACATATGAAATGCGGGAGGTGTAAAAATGAGTGCATCCTTCTCGGAAGCAACTCACGAACCACGTTCTACAAGTGCGAGTGCGGTCCTTACTACTACCATACTCCACTACGGAGCGGTCGTCGGACTGTTCGTGGTGGGGGTCTTAACGGCCATTCTCTTAGTGCCGTTGGTACTACTCGTCGTGACAGGATGCGTACTCAGTCAGTACATTGACACTGATAGTCTTTGGGAGGACTAGACAACCTAGCCTCCCTTTTTATTCATTGTCAACCCCTAAAAACGACATTGTAAACCCCACGATAGAATAAAGTTATCAATTGATAACCATGGATAAATACTTTTGGTACTACATACTTACTTTTATAGCCGTCATTTTAGGAACGGCGGTTGTTATTGGTTCCCTGGTATAGGGCTGTTGATAACTTTCTTTGCAATTTTCATGAAAACTTTAGATAATTAAGGTAGTTTGTTGTGGTTGGGCCGTTGAGTCCCCCGACAAGAATACGGCCACATATATACCGAGGTTGAGAGCTACTTGTGTCCCCCCACATTTAGCTCTCCCTCCCCCCTTTGAAAAACGTATCTCTAGAAGAAGAGGGTGTTGGTGGTGGATTATTGAAGCCACAAAGCTTTCTTCTGTTGTTTCGTGTGAGGAGGAACCAATCGGGTGTATTTATAAATCATCGGATTGGCTCGTCTTCTAGGGATACATGATTCTTTGAGTGATGCGCGTAAGGGCGAAAGCCTATGTAAAAACTTCCTACCAAGGTACCATTGGACTGGAGACTACGCGTATCACTCAGTGAATCTAAAATAAATAAAATTATGCAAGTATTGTTTCTCGATATAGACGGTGTGCTTAATACGGCAAAATACATCCAAGAGCACGGAGCAAAAGATGTAGACCCCCATAAAGCGGTTATATTAAACGACATCGTTAAGAGAACGGGCGTTAAAGTTGTTCTCTCCTCCACATGGCGGGAAGACCCAGAATTGAGTGCGATAATCCAACGAGTTGTCCAAAACCAACCCGACAGATGTGTCCTGGCCATAAGGTATCAAAATATGCTTGTGTAGATGACTCACCCGATTTTTTGGAAGGACAGCCTCTTTTCAAGACTGATTTTATGGAACGGGGATTGGACAAGGAACTAGCTGAAGAGATAGTTAATTATTTCAATGGATGATATTCCGATACGTAGGTTAGTTATATCCCTTATTCTTGTAATGGTTTCCTTTTTCTTCTTTCTCAATTCCCCCGTTTTTAGGTCCAAGGTGGAGATTGTACGACCCGACCCTCAAACGCCCCGTATATCGCATTTAAACGCTATTAATAAGCTTGTAGCGTGTGAGTCATCAGGCCGAAATATAACGATTATGGATTCAAATGGACGTTGGAGCCGAGGAATCCTTCAGTACCAAGACCGAACCTGGGAATGGTTCTCTAAATTGAGCGGAATCAAAGGAACTTCAACGAACCCGACTGATGCTATCGCCATGACGGAATGGGCAATCGAAAACGGGAAAATAGGACACTGGTCGTGTGCTCACTTATTAGGAATGGTAGACTGATGCCTAAAGGAGTTTATGAACGAACAGTAGAAAGTAGGTTAGAGACCTTGCAACACAAGGCGGCTTGTTGGAGTCAGTATATTGGGGTAAGCGGTCAAAAGTACAAAGGATTCTCCGATGAGTGGAGTTTCAGAAAAACATATGCCTATCGGTGTAAGTGTGGAATCTATTTTGAAAGCCTCACTCAAGGGAAGAAATGTCCTAAATGTTTATGGGGACAAAATGTGCGATTATACGTATGATATATTTAAAGTAAGGACTAAAGGACGAAGCCTAGTTAACCTCACAACACGCTTCAGACCCCACCCTCCCACGACTTATCGTGTCTCAGCGATTAAGCCTGATAGGTTAAGTCGGCCCCTCGCTTGCATAGGAGGGGTTTTGTCTTTTATACTTATATTGTCTTCAGACAGTTTTAGTTATCCCTGAATCCCTCGATTTTTTCGGGGGATTTTGGTATGATAGATATATTGTTCTTTGAATGATTGGGTGGTGGAATAAGACACAGCGAGAGTACGCCGACTAGCCAGTTACTCCACGCAGTAAAACAAGAAAGTTCCTCGTAGGAAAAACGAGGTAGCGGTAACCTTGCGATTTTAATCCGAGGGTAGACGACTGGCGTTACATGTAAGGTGGAAGTCCTTACCCCAATCACTCAGAGAATAAAAAACCGACCTGATAAGATTTAATCGGTCGGACAAAAAGCTCTATAGTTAGCATTTCTTGTTTTGGGACAGAGCTACTGCCTCTATTTACTATAACAATTGAAAATTGATTTGGTTACGGTTTTATGGTAATATAGGGTCTATGGTATATAACTGTGCTTGTTGTGGTGTTACCTTTGTGAGTAATAGATTCAGGAAAGATGGTGAAAAAACTTTCTGCACGGAAAAATGTAGTCACAGGTTTTGGTCTAAGGAGTGGCGTGAAAAAAATCCAGAAAGGAGTAAAGAAATTAACAGAAGGAGTTCTTTAAAAAATAGGGAAAAGCGCAATAACTATCAAAATTCTCAGTATAAGGAAAACCCAGAAGGTAGAATAAATAGGATGCAAGAGTGGAGGAGAAAAAATCCGGAAAAATATAAAGCATCTTTTAAAAGAGACAGGGAAAGACTCGCAGAGTGGATAAAAGAAAACTATAGTAATTGGAAACAAGAAGTTATAAAGCATTATACAAAGGGGAAAAACTGTTGTGAGTGTTGTGGTTTTTCAGACCAACGATTCTTAACAATTGACCATATTGTGCCACGTTCAAAAACAAAAGAACCTAGGATGGGAGGCTCTTCTTTATATAAATATATTTTAAATAGAAACTTTCCTTCGGGGTATCAAATACTTTGTTATAATTGCAACATGGGAAAAAGAGATAATTTAGACTGCCCCCATAAACTTCAAAGCTAGGTTACGAATAGTTACGCACAGTTGTGGATAAGTTCGGCACTTGCGTGAAGATTCTGTGAAATGGTACTATTGGGGTGTCGATGATGAAATACTTGCACTATAAAATAATTATTAAAGACCCGCACACCATTGCCTTGCAAGGGCTTCATCGTGGTGTGTGGTTTTTTGATTGTTAATATGGCACAGAGGAGGTTATTTAGTCAGGCGATAGTTGAGAGTGATGCGTTTTTGGATATGCCTATTTCTAGCCAAGCCCTTTATTTTCATCTAGGGATGCACGCTGATGATGATGGTTTTGTTAATCCTAAGAAAATAATGAGGCTTATAGGTGCTCCATCAGATGACTTAAATGTTTTACTTACTAAAAGATTTGTCCTGAGGTTTGAGAGTGGGGTTATCGTAATTAAGCATTGGCTTATCCACAACACTATTAGGCAAGACCGCTATAAGGAAACCCTTTATCTTGAAGAAAAAAGCTCTTTAGTAGTTAAGGAAAATAAGGCATATACAGAGCTGGCAACCAATGGTTTACCAAATGGCAACCAAATGGAACCACAAGTTAAGTTAAGTAAAGATAAGTTAAGACAAGTTAAGTTACCCACCGCAAGCGGTGAGGGAAATGAGGTCTCGGAAATCATCTTTCTCTTTAAAGAAGTGAACCCTATGATTCAGAAATTGTATGGCTCCCCCCCTCAAAGGAAAGCAGTTGAGAGAATGCTAAAAGTATTCGGCCGTGAAAAACTTGAGACAATGATAAAATCTTTGCCCCAGGTTAATAAGAAGCAGTACTGGCCAAAAAGTACCACACCAGTCCAACTAGAAAACAACATCGCCACCTATAAAGCAAAAAACGAAGAAGAAAAGTCGAAAGGAAACATAATTGGTTTAGCAATATGAAAATATTCAAAATAAAAATGATGAGTGGGGTTGAAATACCTATAGACGGCGAGGTGTCGCTCCAATCTTTTTTGACCGAGGCTAATTCAGGTAAGAAGTTAGTTCTAACGAAGTACGGAATTGTGAATGTTGCGAGTATAGATTCTATCACAATCCACAAAGAGAAGATGGCAGAACTGGCACAACTAAGGGAATATAAGATGGAAAATCCTGAGAGGGAAGTATTAGGAGAATCCCCTTTCAAGGAACTTTTTGGGGAAGAATATAAAAAGTTAGGAAACTAAAGGTTTAGTCGAATCAGCTATAAAAGAGAAGTATGATTTATGATTGATATAAACGACGAAGTACATAATTTCTTTCTAGGTAAAAGACTTGGCAAAGGGATACACCGAGAGGTGTTCGCTTTTCCCCTCAAGGAAGGGTATGTCATTAAAATAGCCAACGATTCGGAGAGTAGGGCGGTGAATCTTATAGAGGCAAGAATCTGGAATCAATTAAACGAAACTCCGGCTCAAAAGTGGTTCGCTCCAGTAGTAGATGTAAGTGAATCGGGAGCCTATCTCATTCAAAGACGAGCGGAGCAACTCCCGAAAGAAAAGTATCCTAAAAAGATTCCACACTTTTTCACCGATACTAAATACTCTAACTTTGGCTGGATAAAAGGGATTGGATTTGTATGTGTAGATTTCGGGAGTTTTAATATGTTTCGGGGGATAACAACGAAAATGGTAAAGGCCGAATGGTGGGGAGATTAATTCTGTGCATAACCTCCATTGGACAAAAGTAGACAGTAGGGTATAGAATAGAAGAAAGGTCATTAAACATATATTAGGAGAATGAAAAAGGTTAAAAAAGTAGTAAAGAATGGAATGGTTGCCGTTTGTATTTCCCCTGGGTTTGGGGCGGGATGGTCAACTTGGGAGGAGGTTAGTCCATTTGAACCAAAGGTAGTGGATATGATTCTTGCGGGTCGTCAGAAAGACATAGACAAAGAGTGGTGTAAAACACAGCTTGGATTGGATAATGTTTACTGTGGGGGGGCAGAAGACCTAGAGGTTGTGTGGATTAAAGAGGGGGAGGAGTTTTACATCGACGAGTACGACGGGGCAGAAAGCATCGTGAGTAATGAGAATCTTACTCTAAAGGCTTAGCCCCCATCCCTTCAAATAACTAAGATGAAAAAACAAAATGAAACAAAAAGAACACCCAATCACATACGAAGCAGTAGGAGACTTTCTACTCTGGGTATTAATTATCATTATAGCCGGAAGCGCAGTGATTAAATGGATGGAGTGGGGAGGCGTCCTAGTGTACCCGAGAGAGAGGACTGAATCCCACCAACACGTTCCGTGGGTGGCGGTGGAAGAAAGAAACTGTGGCTTTGAGTGCGAAGCTTGGGGAAAGATAGGTTCTAATCAAAGGTCTGTCGGTAGAAAACTTATTTGCGGAAGGGATTATATGGAAGACCATGAATGTGCCTGGAGTCCTATCTGGTAGCTCCCATGATAAGTGGATTGAGATAATTCCTAACGATAATAACTAAGATGACTAAAACCTACAAACTACCAATAATTTTCTCTTTCGTGATTTCTTTGTTTGTCTTCGGGAATTGGGCTTATCATTCAATTCCTCATTATCGAGACGTAACGCACATGGAGATTTGTGTACCAGAGATGGTTGAACACTCCACTACGAGCACAACGGTTATTATTGATAATGGAATGTGGCTCAACCCGAAAGGAGAGATGAAAACATGGGAAACAGATGAAAACGATTGTGAGTCATTACCCGCTCGCATGAGTGTAAGATACAACTTGACCGTCTCTAGTTGTATTCATCATTACGAGTCCGGCGTCTGGGCATGTTACACAGAGGTCAAAGAAAAATATTACTGGTAATCATGCTATCCGACATCTTAAAGAAACAGCGGGAAGAGTTTGAAAAAGAGAGAACAGACGCAATAAGCGAAATGTTCGATAACCCCGAAGGCGGGATTTATCCCACATCGAAGTTCTTCAAAAGACTAGACAGGTTTGTAGTTAACCTTCAATCCGAACTCCTCTCAGCCGTGATAGAAGAAATTGAGGGGAGGAAAAAGACAAAAACGTATCCGCAACAACTGCATACTTTTAAAGGAGAAGTAGAGTATTTCGATAGATTGAGTGATGGAGACATTCATTACAACCAAGCCCTATCCGAGCTAGTCGAGAAACTTAAAGAAGCATTGAAATGAAATTTAGAACAAAAGTAGAAATCATAGCTGGTATTCTTTTCTGGGGAGGTATGGTGTGGATGGGAATACAATACGGCTGGCAACTTCCCGTTTCTGTTTTCCTGGTAATCTTTGGGGCAATTATACAGATGAAAAATAAAGAAGAAAATTGGTAACTCCAATGCCTAAATCCAAACAACCCCAGAGTTCTAAAAAGAAGGTGCTGAGATTCCTATCCGTCCTTATCGTTTCCGTCCTCGTAATTTTTATCGCAGGAAAGATTTTCGAGTTATATGTACTCGCTGGGCGGTATAAGGATTTGGCGAAAAACGAAAGATTTATGAGCTGTCTCGGAAAAGAAATAAACACCAAATAGATTATGAACCTACACACAAAAGAAGTAATACTCGACGTACTTTCCCTAATAGGGAATATCTTTCTAATCCTTGTATCTTCTTGGTTGGTAGTCTTTCACGGATTCTCAAAGTGGTGGTTTGTCCTATTCTTCTTAGCGAGATTCAGGTACGCAACTTCGGAGTGGATAAGAGAACAACAAAATAAAGACTCCTCTAATTAAAATGACTCTCAAACAACTAATCAAAAAAGGAAAGTACCAGTGGGTGAATGATTCTATCACCGCAGAAAACTTCCCCCAAGAAGAAGTCCGAGGAGAGGTAGAAATATTTGACCCTGGAAAATCTTTCACTTTCAAGGAAGGAATCCAGTTCTTAAAAGACAAAGGCTATGAGCCAGCCAATGCCTACGAGTTACTGACCTATGGAGCAACACACCTTGAGGAGAATAGTGATAAACCCTACATCATTGCCTTAGGAACTGTCTGGCTGCACCCGCGCCGCTTCCCTCACGTGATCTGCGTGTACCGTAGCCCCTCGGACCGCAAGCTGCGCTTGTTCTGGACTGGCAACGGGTTCGTCGGCAACTGTGTGCTCGCTGGCGTCCGGCCTCGCAAGCCCTTAGTACCTAAGACCCTCAGTCCTTCTAACCCTTTGACCCTTGAGTCCCGTATTTCTGAATTGGAAAAGTTCAAAGAGTCGGTGGAGAAAATCCTGAAGATATGAAATACCAATGTTTCTGTTCCTGCCACGATAAAAAATGGATACGAGGATTAGAACACGAAACCAAGTGTTGTGAAGATATGGTCGGATGGCTAGAGGGGCAACCAATCCCTCAACCTTCCGAGACAGACTGGAGGACGAGATTTGATGAAATGTTTCCTTACAGGCTAGGAGAAAACCCAGCAGTTTCTATCCCAAATATGGATTTGAGGAAGTTGATAAAAGGCTTCATCTCTCAAGAAATCGAACAAGTAGAGTCCCGAGCGAGGGAGGATGAAAATAGAGAGATAGAGGAAAGGTTGGGGGATTATTTTAGGGGATTGGTTCTTATGCCAGACCCCCAGGCATCTTTAATAGAGCTAAAAGGCTTTTTATTTCCAAAGATTACGGAAAAGCGTAAACTTCGGAAAAATTTGGGGGATGATAAGATTGCCCAGGCAAAGGCCGAAGGATATAAAGAGGGGTATAATAGAGGAAATCAAGACGGGATGAGAGGTAAGTTTTTCCAGAAGTTAGAGATAGACTATGAATATGACATCCCTAAAGAATTGGAAGAGTACATAAGGGCCGAAGCCAAGAAGGAAGTAAAAGATGTTCTCGAAGCCCTCTGTATGATGTATGAACAGTACTGTAGCAAGGACGGACATCTATTTATGACGGCTGGAGAGTTTGCCTCAAAGGTCTTAGAAGACAACGGGTTACTGTTCCCAGATGATGCTGGTCGAGGGGAAATAAAATACGAGAACCTCCAATCCCTAGAGGATAAATAAAAACAATATGTATGCCTGTTATAAATGTGATAGAGAGCCCTGTGAAGAATGTGCCGGAAAAAACGAAGAATTGAGAAAAGAGTTAGAAACTAAACTCCAGGAATCAATAACCAACGAGGATAAATAAAAACAAATGACTATAGAAGACGAATATAAACTACTTGGTGCTAAAGTTTGCGAAGGTGTACACGATTTTAAAATTGAACACATCGAGGAAGAGGGTGGGAACGATATGACGGTTCTGAGATGCCGCAAATGTGAATTGGCTCACTTTAAAAGCCTCTTGGGAGTTTCAGGATGGATGATGCCCGATGGAACAAAAAGGTCTAACCCAAGTCCAAGATTAAATAGCTAATTAACAGATAAGGATATGGAAAAGAAAACTTACTGGTGCTCGGACTGCTTGCAGGTTTTCCCCGTAGAAGAATTAAAGCCAGACCCAACACCAGTTTGGTTCGGCCCCGAAAAACTAACGATTACTACAAAAGAGGGAATTGTCGAGGTCGAGAATAAATATCTTCTATGCCCCTTTCACTGGGATAAAACAGATAAAGGGCTAGAAGGGACAACGTGGATTTAATCCTAAAGACAGCTCTGAATAGAAATATGAAAAAGAACTTTGATGAAAAAATAAAAGAGTGGGTTGGTGCAGTTCTCGATGGTAGGGCAAAAGTAATAGACGATTTCTGCAAGGTCTACCTAGCCTCACGATCCGAATGGTTTATAGAAAATCCAGAAAGATTGCAAAGGTTGAGGCTTGAGGTGCAACAGGTTCACACCCCAAACGGAATAAAAGAAACCTACACGTTCAGTATGAAGCCAGGAAGGTCAAAGCTCTCCTCTACCCCTAATACAGAATGAAAAAACTAACGACAAAAACACTACGAAAAGGATTCTGTCCGATCTGTCTCCAGCTCTACCGAGATTACGAAGCAGAGGTAAAAAGGCAGTATCTAGCTCGAAAAAAGGCGAGAAATATACCTGTGGATAAGTGAGCTTTTGACTCCTTGCAATCCATTGGAAACTATGCTAATGTAAGGAGGTCAAAGGTCGAAAACAAAGACTAACAAATAATATGGAACTCGAAGAACTAAAAATAAACCGGACGGTAGAAGATATTATTTACGAAGAACAGAACAAGCCGATAGAAGATAGGCAGAAGTTTTACGGAATTGCTGGAATGATAGTGCTAGCCACGATAGCTTTATTAATTTACTAAAAACGAGTGCATTGAAAGGGGTTTGTCCGACGTCTATGTGAGTTTCCGCACTGGTTGCTCGCTATCTGAGGAAGCCGGAGGAACTCCCCTCAATAAAAAACAAAATGCCAGAATTATCTAAAATAGACTTCATCCTCAAGCATATGGACGAACGTCGGTGTCAGGGTGAATCATGTATGGTATGCCAAGCGATAGTAAAAATAATCGAGGATGAGTTATCTAAAAAAACAAAATGATTATACAAACAATAAACACTCAAAACGGCATAGAGACTAAGCGAGTACCAGAAAATGACCAAGAGTACCGAGAAATGTTGCGAAGTGATTTAGTAGCGGTGGTTCGAGAAGCAAAAATGGCGTTTGGCGAGTCGGCGACGGCTCGGATGTTATCGGACGCATTAGATGAAAAACACGAAAATGAACAGATATAAATTTATTGATGAGGGTAAACAACACCTTCATACACTAGACGGGAAACCGCTTATCGGAACGTCTACTGCGTTGCAAGTGCTTGCCCGCCCTTTGACCTGGTGGGCAAGTGGATTGGCGGTTCAAGAGCTAGGCTGGATAAAGAAGTTAGACACTCGAAAGTCAACGAAGGAAGAGTGTGCAAAAAATGCTATCGAAAGACGAGAGAGAGCCTCCGAGATGAAGACGAAGATTGAGTCTATGTCGCCGGAAGATTATTTAAACCTTCTGGATTGTGGCTATAAGGCTCATAGTGTGAAGCTTGATAAGTCGGCCGATAAGGGAGTTGATATGCACGCCGAACTAGAGAAGTATGTCTTGGAATGCCTTAATTTATCACTAGGGATTCCTTGCGAAACAGAATCAATCCATCCATCGGTACAGATATTCTCAAAGTGGGCGGTTGAAAACGTAAAAAGGTTTATCGCTTCCGAAGGATATTGTTACTCAGAGGAGTTGTGGGTTGGAGGAATCTTCGACCTGCTTCTTGAAATGAAAAATGGCGATATAGTTTTAATGGACTTCAAGAGTTCAAAAGAAGCCTATATGAGCCAGTTCTTCCAGTGCGGAGGGTATGACCTACAGATTACCGAGAATGGAATACTCGATAAAGACGGTAATGAGATGCAGAGATTAGAGAAACCGATTACTTCTTACGCCATCTTTCCTTTCGGTGCGGAAAAGCCTGAGCCTAAGTTTCATTACAACACAAAAGAGGCACAAGATGGATTTTTGGCGGCGTTAGCACTTCATAAAATACTGAGTAAAACTGATTAAAAAGGTCGGCCAAAATAATAATTAACTAAAAATAAATTAACTATGTTAATTGATAAATCACGATACCAGGAAGTAGGAACGGGTAAGACTTGGCCAACAAAGGAAAATCCTTTGAAGATTGGTGATAGTGTAGAGGGGCGCTATGTTGACAAGCGAGTTGAACAGGGGCCAAACAAGTCTAACTTGTATGCCCTAGAGCAAAGCAACGGGGATATTGTATGGGTATGGGGAAGTACGGTTATTGATAGAAAATTTGATTCGATTGCTAAAGGTAAAATGGTGGCGATTGAGTATCTGGGAGTAAAGAAATCAGAAAAGCGAGGTGGCTCTGATTACAAGGATTACTGGGTAGGAAGCGGAATCCAGGTTGTTGGCGACGAGCCAGCTCTCTAATTATGAAAATCAACGAACACATAGTAAGAATAGTCGGTGATGCCTATGTGCCTGAAGGGTTAGCTATGGATAAATCGTACCAAGGTTTATTCCAGGCTGATGTGAAGAAAATAGCTCATTCCTCAAATGAGGATGGAAGCGAGAACATTGTCTACAGCCTGAAACTGCTAACCCTTCAGATCGTTGATGAGGCGGGCAAAGCTCAGAAAATGAAAGATAAACGGAGTTGGAGCAAGAAGGTTCGAGGGGCAATCTATCACTTATGGGAAGACCGAGGGGGTGAGGATACTGGATTTAACGAGGAAGCGTTTTACGATGCCTTTCAAGCTAAATTTCTAAGACACTTTGACTCTATTGCCGAGTATATGAGGAACATAAAAGAATAGCGAACAAGTTTACTGAAATGCCAAGACATACAAAAGAAAAGTTACTAGAGGATGTACACAAGATAAGCGTCAAAGCGGCGGGCGACGGGTATGGAATCGGAGCTAGAGATTACTTTGCTCTTGGGTATATGTGCGGCAAGTATGGAGTTGAGCGACTATACGATAACCAAGAGGAAGTCATAAAAGGGTGTCAGGAGTATGACAAAACCGACGAGTTGGCCTTATTAGACACTATCGGGGAAACTTTGATTGATATGGAGGTAATCAAAAACGATGGCCGATTATGATAGAAACCAAACAACAAGCTCTCGACCTATTCGAGGAAACCCGACAAAACTTCTTAAAGAAGTGTCGCTCGGTAGCCAGAGATATAGCTCGTACAAAAGAGAGCATAACAATTGATGATGTAAGACTTCAGGTTCAGCTACCAGAAGGACTAGACGGGCGAGTATTCGGGGCGGTGTTTCATTCGGACGAATGGGAGAAAGTTGGGTATATAAATTCCAAGCAAAAGGAAAATCACGGACGACCGATTGGAGTATTCAAAATAAAGAATCCAAAACCGCCAGAAATGTCAGAGAAAGTTAGGGAAATAACCAGCCTTTTAGAATCAAAAGTCGAAAAATCAAATACGTTGTTTTAATGGAAAAAGTATACAAGATAGTTGTTACTACGGATTTAAGCAATGACGAATTCGAGTTAGAAGTTGATAGTTTTTTAAGGAATACATCGGCGAGAAAGAGGATAGATTTAGTTCTTGAAATGACGGACGAAGAAGTGGAAAAAGAGTATTCAAAGCAAACCGAAATTGTGGTAAAATAAGAGGAATGTATATTTCGGTAAACACAGTTCCCTTCAAGAAGCTCAAGAGTACGAAGGCTTGGAAATTGACATCTGAATTAGTCAGAAAATTGGCGAAGGGAAGGTGTTATACCTGCGGGAGAATTGTCCCATTCAGTAAGTTAGTTGCCGGACACGCCATAGAGAAGATAGGAAAGGCTGGTATTTATTTCGATTTAGATTGTCTAAGGGGTCAGTGTCAATATTGCAATCGGAGGCTTCACGGAAACTATGCCGTTTATACTCTTAAACTTATCAAGGAAATCGGGGAAGAAAGAGTAAGAAGAATGCACAAAAGGGCCAGACCAAAACAGTGGTCAAAAGAGGAACTAAAAGAAATAGAAAAAGATAGACAGGTAAAGATAAACAATAATGAGTGAAAATAAATTCCAGACCGTACAATTACCAAACGAACTTTTCTTTTATAGAGGAAAGACCGTGCCTCATGGAGTCAAGGGAAGAAGACTAGACCGAGTTGAGTACCCAGACGAAGGAGGTATACACACATACTTTGAGGGGATGAAGTATCCATTCAGGGGATTCCTAGATATGGGTAGTATTGGTCGGGCAAATATCGTGAAAAAGTATGTAAAGAAAGATTTAAGAATGGCATCGGTATCGCCACTTAGGTATGTTGTTCCCCTTGTTTTTATCCTACCGAATTTTCTTTTCAAAAGAATCTTCAATACCTGGATTAGCCTACTGGCCCAGTTTTGCCACGAAGTTATGAGGGTTGACTGGTACGACTCTAATACTTATAAACTATATTCGGAACCAGTAGGTGAGATAATGAGGGTATTCTCTAAAACGGTAGACTTAAAGGATGATGAAACGGCGTGGATAGTCCTCAGTATCTGTACCATCCTAGAACAGGACAAGGCGTACAGATTTCGATTACAGGATGCGTTTTCCCAGCTTAATAAGGATGCCTTCACATTGAATCCTCGCAAAGAGTTACGCAGAGTCATAATGATTCTCGTGGAACGTGATTCTGCTAGGGATTGGCGAGCTATGTCTAAGTTGATTCTTCTAGGATTATGGTTCGCCTCGGTATTCAGAAGAGATTTATATAAAAAGGTTATATCCTTCTTTGATGAGTTGAACCCGTGGAGATTAAAACTAGATACAAATGACCTTTACTGGTGCTTAGCGATAGACGGTTATGACTTTCAAGGTAAGCCGTATGAGGAACGGGTAGCTCTTCAAAAAACCCTTTAGGTATGGTATAATAGACGATATGCCCCTTCTCAAAGGCAAGAAAAACGAACGAAAGAATGTTGTCGAGTTGTCAGTTGGGGGAGTTGGTCCAGCCAGGCACAAGGCTATTGGAACCATAATGAAGCGTAAAAGTATGAGTTATGAAAAAGCGAGACAATACCAGGCTAAAATAATCGCTCAAACACTAAATGGCTAGAGACGAAACACTATTAAAAGACCTCAAGAATCTCCGAGAGAAGGCGGCGAAGCAGGAAGAGGAGAAGAAATACTCGATTCTTTGCGACCATGTTCTTTTAGCCCCGACACCGATGAAGACAGTTTTCATAAAGAGGAAACCGATTCATCCCAAGGACACAGGCAAGACCTTTCTCTGTGATTCATGTGCTATAGTCTTTGAGCATCAAGTCTTATCGCATAATCCAGTAGGATTCCAAGCCCTAGAGGACAAAATATTCAGAAAGAATGTATCAAACTACCAATGAAATTCAGATACGGTCAGACCGTAATAGTAAACGATAATAAGAAGTTTTTTGTAAACACTATCGGGGAGATTATAGGGTATCAAACAGACGGGAGTGAGGTCATTTATTTGCTAAAAATCGGGGATAAGGAGTTCAAATTCAAAGAAAAAGAGTTATCAACACCATGAACTGGGAAGAACGAATAATGCAAGGATGTAAGATAGTAGTAGGACTATATGTCGTCTACCTACTTCAAGAGATATTACAAGCAGTACAATGAACACATTTACAGCAGAAATTAATCTCAAGATAGGAAAAAAGATATACAATCAAAAGATTGAGGTGGAAGATTTTAGTGTATTCAAAGAGGCAATAGGGGACCTTTATTTGAAAGGAAAAGCAACCTTACAGTCAGAACTATTTAAAAAATACCAAGGCAGGAAAGACAATATGGAGAACCTAAAAAAGGAGGAGATAGTTATAGTTTCTCCAGCCTTATATTTATCTACCTACGAAAAACTGGGGAAAGAGAGAGTAAGAGTAAATCCATTCCTTTCGGGGGCTGGAGGACTAACAAACGATATAGTAATAGTGGTTAACAAAGATTCACTAGAGGCTAAACTAACATAGAATGTCAGTGAATAAAAAGAAAACATATTGGGTAGTATATAACCGAGGGGGGATGTCTAAGGAAGACACAATTGAAACCTGGGAAAAAGAGAAGGATTTAGTATTCAGAGAGGTAACTCCAAGAGGTAACCTTATATTTACAAAGAAGAATGCCAACGATTAATCAAGAAAGAGCAGCTAAAAGAGTTAAAGAGGTTATTGAAAAAGGGGAGAAGATAGATGGAGGAGACATATTGGAAAACATCGGATACAGTAAGTCAATAGCAAAGAACCCAAAACTCATATTTCAAAGTAAAGGATTCCAAGAGGCTCTAAAGAGTCTAGGCTTCTCGGTAGGAGCAGCCGATATGACTATTGCTAAGATTCTTAGAACGGGAAAAGAAGAGAATCAGATTAAAGCTTCCCAAGAGATTTATAAACGATTCGGAGCTTACGAACAGGGAGGAGAGACAACAAGTAATACTTTTATTCAAATTAATATTAACCCCCCGAATGGAAAAGGTACTGAACATAAATCCGACAGCTAAACAGTATGAGGCGTGGCAAGCTCTCCAAGACCAAGACATACGGGAGATTCATTTTGGTGGAGGAGCTGGAGGTGGGAAGAGTTGGCTTGGTTGCGAATCAAGACTTGTAAGAGCTTTAGCTTACCCTGGGTATAAAAGTTTTATCGGAAGAAATGAACTTACTAGATTGATGGCTTCGGCTTTTGTTACATGGCAGAAGGTGTGTTCCTTGCATGGGCTAGAAGCAGGGAAAGACTGGAAGTTAAACGGTAAATATAACTATATCGAGTTTCCTAATGGAAGCAGAATCGACCTTTTAGACCTCGCTCATAAGCCAAGCGACCCAATGTATGAGAGACTAGGTTCTTTAGAATACACCGACGGTTGGGTGGAAGAAGCGGGTGAGGTTCCTTTTATGGCGATTGATATCCTTCAGTCAAGAATCGGGCGACACAAGAACGAAGAATTTAACCTAAAGCCAGACACACTTTATACCTACAACCCAAACAAAGGCTGGGTGTATCGTATTCATAAGCAAGCTAAAGAAGGCACGCTTCCAAAAGACACAGTGTTTATTCAATCCCTTTATAAGGACAACCCATTTACGGCAGAAATTTACGGCGAGCAGTTGAATAGAATCAAAGACCCCGCTATGAGAGCGAGGCTTCGAGAAGGTTCTTTTGATTACGATAACGACCCAGCAAAACTCATTGAGACTGATGCAATTATAGACCTTTTCACAAATACGGTTGACGTTGGCGAGAGATACCTAACGATTGATGTGGCACGGCACGGCGTAGACAAGACTGTATTCTACCTATGGGAAGGGTTTAGGGTGTATGGAGTAAGGATTTATCAAAAACAAGACACTCAGGTTACATCCGAGAAGGCTCGTATTGTCGCCGCCGATGAAAGAATACCGTATAGCCATTGTCTTGCTGATGAAGACGGCATTGGTGGAGCGGTAGTGGATACGAATAAAGGATTCCAGGGATTTATTGCGAACACGCCCGCTATGGAGAATAAAATAACCGAGGAGAAGGAGAACTACGCAAACCTACGGTCACAGTGTCATTACGTTATGGCTGATAAGATAAACAAACACATGATGGCTATTAATGTAAGACCAGAACAGTTTAAGTCAGAGGTTCCAGGACTTACTTTTGAGGTTTGGAAAGAGATGTTGGCCGAGGAGCTAGAGGCTATCAAGTCAAAAGATATGGACAAAGACAACAAGCTGAAGGTTCGTAGTAAAGAAGAGGTGAAAGAAGAGATAGGAAGAAGCCCTGATTTCTCGGATACCTTAATGATGAGGATGAAGTTTGACTACGGCACAACAGGAGTTGCACACGTTGTCAAGATATACCGTCCAGCATTGACAAGAAGGCAGTTTTAGCCTAGTATAATCCCATGGAAAAACTAGAACTTTTGAAGCAAATTATCTCTCTTGCGACGGTTCTTTTGAACTTAGCCCTTAATCCAGCACTTCCAGCTGACCAGAGGGTACAGGCACTGAACGATTCAACAACCATCCTTCGTGGCGCAAGCCAGATGATTGTAGCTTTGAATGCGAGTTCAACCACTACATTCCCCACCTCAACACTCCCAGAGGCACAGATACAGACTTCTACACCAGAGACCATAGTTATGCCTCAGGTTATATATGTCCCTGTAGTACCTCAACTAGTCCCTGAGCCAATCTCACAACCAGTCCCATCTATTTCTCTTGGTGCGGTTCCACAAAAGGTAAGGTCAGAGGTGATTGACTCTAACTTTGGACAGGATTTGTGTATTGGAGCTACTCGTATTGGAGTACAATTCAGGTACAGTAAGAACGCCAGTTACACCGCCGAGGTAACCGTAGGAAACGATACACAGACTGTACCGATAACAAGTGGATTAGGATTCATTAATCTCGAACCTGATACGGTATATGAGCGAACGGTAAAACTTATTAGAGGAAATAACTTTGCTATCTCTCACGACAAAGTAAGAACTCAACCTGCCGACCAAGATTTCTGTGCGGGCGTTACAGGAATAAATGTTTTCGATGCGTATTGGGAGTAGTTGGTAGTAGCTTGCAATTTGTTTTTGTGCTATAATATATCTATCGTTGGTCTGGGGACGAGAAAGATTTAATGATAAATACAATCTCTCTCTCCCGTTACGCGAGTGGAAAATCAAAAGGACTCATTAAGAGTCCTGTTTCTAGTTACAAACCTTCTAAGAAAGAGAAGGAGAGGATAGAACAAATCAAAAAGAAGTTCGAGCGTTCCTACTCAACCATGAGGAAGACGTATCGGCAGTTCAATAACAAGTCTGTCCTTGAGCTACAGGATGAGTGTCAAAAGCTCTTCTTGAATTACCGCCCCGCTAAGTCTAATGACCCTGATGAGCAGTGGAAATCTGATGCTATACGTCCAATCGTAAGGAATCGGTCGGTTTCTATTGCTGCGCACATGACAAAGCAGGTGATGCAACCAAACATCATTGCTCAGAACGACCAGCAAGTATCCGACACCGAAGCAGCTATCGTAATGCAAAACCTTATGGAGTACGCCAACTACGAGGCTGACTACGACCGAGGATTCTTCTACGCTGTTATTTCGGCTATTATCAACCCAGCTGTCATTATCCATACTGAGTACCGCAAAGCGTATAGGACTATCAAAGAAATAGGCGAGGACGGAAGCTGGAAGAAAAAGGATATACTAGACGAAGAGAACTCAGGTTTCAAAGATATGGTTGTTCCCGTTGAAGAACTCTATATCTCAGACATCTTCCAGCACGACATCCAGAAGCAGGATTGTTTAATCTGGCGTAGGGTTATTACCTATGAGGCAGCGATGGCTAAATACGGTGATAGAGATAACTTTAAGTTTGTGAAGCCAGGTGTCCAGGTTCTCTTCGACGGAGGAACAGACACATTTTACGAGCAGTATGACCAAGACTTAGTTGAGAAATTTGTTGAGGAACTAATTTACTACCACAAAGCTGAAGACCTACAGATTGCGATGGTAAGTGGTGTCTTGATGGACGACCCCGACCAACCAAACCCACGCCTTGATAAGAAGTACCCATTTGTAAAATCAGGCTATGAGTTGATTGACGAAGGTAGGTTCTTCTACTACTTTTCGTTAGTAAGAAAGATGAAAGATGATGCCGAAGTTATTAACACTCTCTACCGAATGTTAATTGATGGCACATACCTCAAGGTAATGCCCCCCCAGGCTATTTTCGGGGATGAGATAATAAACTCTTCGGTTATTTATCCAGGACAGATGACGACCTTCGGTAAGGATTCAAAGATACAGCCTATTGATATTGGCATAGACTTGAACGCTGGCTTGGGCACCCTTCAGAAGACCGAATCGTCACTGTCCGAAAGTTCCAATGACACTATGCAATCTGGCCAAGGGATGGTTGGTTCTCAGACCGCTTTTGAGATTTCACGTCTTGAACAGAACGCCATGATTATGCTCGGACTTTTTGGTAAGATGGTGGCTTTCATGGTCAGAGACCTCGGCGAGCTACGGGTAGGAGATATTGTCCAGCATCTCACAGTAGGAGAAGTCGATGAGATTGTGGGGGATGATGCTTCTTTGAAATATCGTAGTTTCTTAGTTCCAGGACAGGTTAATCAGGGGCAGAAGGTGAATAACCGAATTGTTTTTGGTGAAATGCCCAAGGCAGAAGATAGTAAAGCGATGAGCGAGAGAGTCGCGATGATGGAGGGTGGTGCAGGGATGGATCAAATGGATAGTATCTCTCAAGAGCAAAAGGATAGCTTCTTAAAGAAGGGAATTGAAGGAGACACTAGACTCTTTATTGTGAACCCTGAACTATTTCGGGGGCTTAAGTATAAAGTTATGATTTCTCCAGAGATGGCTCAGCCGCAAAGTGAGAACTTCAAGAAGGCATTGGCTCTCGAAGAATTTGACCGACTCATCCAGCTTCCGTTTATTGACCAAGAAGCAGTCACCAAAGACCTACTCTTGGGTATTTACGAGGCAACAAGATTTAACGTGGACAAATACATCAAGAAGCAGGAGGTGTTACCAGCGATCCCTGAGGGTGAGCAGATGGGACAGCCCGATGGTCAACCAAGCGTTCTGAACAAATTAATGGGAACTGGCAGAAGCCAGGATTTACAATCAAAGGTCTTATAAATAAAAAAACATGATTACACTAAACGAATGGAAGTCAATTAAGTGGGAGGATAGAGCGAGGATTATCAAAGAGTATAAGATTGGTCGGTCAGCTCCAACAAAGGTGGTACAGACCGCACCAGGTATGTGCGTGATGGCAGATGATGGTGTGAGACAGCAAGATCTCGTTATATTCGAGAATCTGAAATTAGGTGAGGTTTTAAATACGCTCGGTGGAGATGTAGCACCAAAGAAAGTCGCTGAGGTTATCCAAGAGGCCGTAGTTGAAGCGGAGAAACCTAAGAAGAAGGTAGCCAAGAAGAAATGAACGACCGATTACTTAACCTCATAGTTAAAGAAGTGTTCAATGGAGTTACGGCTGACGAGATTCTCAGCATAGAATCAAAGACAATCAACGGTGCAGTATACCCCTATACCCTGAAGATAGGAGATACCATTCTTCCCTCGCAGGACATCATCCGATTACAGACAGAGGCAGAAATGCTCAAGAACTTCTACCTATGGGAACTTCTCTTAAAGAGAACCCAGTATGTAGCCCAACTGAAAACGTGTGAGAAATCTACGGGAATAGAAGATGTATATTTCGGGAAAGCAATGATTCTAGCGGTTCAGACTATCAAAGAAGTTATCGAGACGATATTAAAATTCAAAGTCGAAAAAATACCAGAAAAAGAAAAACATGGCAATGGGAAGCTTAGCAAAAAAGAAATTGATGTCTAAAATGAAAGCAAAGAAGAGCGTGAAGAAGGTGGCGAAGAAGTCTTCAAAGAAAAGAGTCTAATAATAAGTTGTTTTTCGTGTTATAATAGTAATGTTAGTCTGGGCGGTTGGGTATCTTTTTACCTAGCTGAGGCGTATAGCCCCAGACCTATACTCTCTCGGCTCGGTAAAAGGGTACTCTAATCGGTATCCTTTTTTAATCGAGGAGCAGGAACCCTTCAAACCTGTACAAAAAGATGGAAAACATCGAAAACGCTGTACAAAACGAGTCTCCCGCAGCAGAAACTCAGATAGTTAATTCGGAGGAATCCAAATTAGACACAAAGATTGTCATTGAAGCGTTGGAGGAGAGTGACAAAGCCTTAGCGAAAGCTGAGGAGAAAATCGTCAGGATGAAGAAAGATGCTAAGAAGTCTTCGGACGGATTTGCAGATGAATCTCTTGATGAAGATATTGATGCGAAGATAGAACGGCTTGTGGAAGCTAAGCTTTCTCAAAAGCCAGAGCGGAATGACGAGACCTTAGCAGAGCTTCAAAACTCTCGCAAGAAAAACTCTGAACTCCTTGCCTCCCTTCGTTCTCAAAAAGGAATTTCCAACAGTGGAGCAGGGTCTAGCCAGGTTCAACACGA